CCAGCATATTGTTGACTAGTTTTAATAAGGTACTCATGAGAATTTATGTCTCCAAATTTAGGTATTTCAAAAAATAATTTTTGATAATTTAAAAAAAATTCTGCAATTGATATAGAAGGAGCTACTACTGAAGGAACAATAACAGGTTGAACCAATTGGGTAAAAGAGGTATCAATTACCTTTTGGTATTGAGTTTTACTGTAAACTTGTTTATTTAGATTTGGTTGTTCTGTCATTACCCATTAATTACTTTAAAATAATATTGGTCATTAAATACTACTGTAGAACCACCAATAGTACTTTGGATTAAAATAGTATAATATCTTTCTGGCTCTAAAAAATTCATGTATATATCAAAATAACTAGAAACATTATCTGCACTTAATTTTGTATATGAAGAATCAAAATCAATTATTACTTCATTTGTATCTAAATCTTTAATAGACCAATAAGAAGCTGTAGGTAAGTAATAATTATTAGTATAAACAGAAGATGTTTGCCATAATTGGATTGGGAATTCAGGACGAGCATTTATTCTAAATCTATTAATACTTTCACTATAAAAAGTTCCAGGATTACCAGCTAAAGTAACTGTAAAAGGTAATTAATTTATTATTGTTTGTGTTAAAGATCTTTTATTAAATACATAATCATCCCAACTAATTTGTAAAGCTGGAGGGAATATTGTATTAGTATCAACTGAAAAGTATTTTAATTCTGGTTGGAAGTCTTTATTGTATACGAATTCGGTTTCTTGTTTTAATAAAAAACCATAATTAGGTAGTTTATTTATAGGTACAGTTCCTGAGCCTGTTACCCATGCTTTAACCGTATTAGTTACATCCAGATTTATATCTTTATCTGTTCTATAAGTAAAAATAGTAGAAGAAGTAAATTGAGAACCTGTATACCAAATACCTCCACCAGCGGCAACTGATGAAGTATATGAAGCTGTAGCATAAGCAGGTATACTAGCAGTCCATAATGTGCTTCCTGAATAATCAGACCAAATCCATGAGGTACCATCTGTAGATATAGGTGAGTCTAAGTATTTTCCTGTTCCCATTCCCCATGATTTGGCTGTTGGGAAACAGTTAATAGTAGTATCTAAAGCTAAACCGGTAGATACAGCAACATAACATTGTAATTTAGCATTCCATTTTCCTTTTATAGTAGATGAGCCAGAATCAAATGTAGTTTGGGGAATTAAACTAATAGCACTTGCTAAATCTTCATTAGCAAATTGTACTAAAAATCTACTTGCTTGAGGACTAGGGTCTGAGTAGGCAAATGTTGTAAGAGTTGCTTCAATAATTTCATCCAATCCCGTATTCATATTAGGGAATAAGGAATATAGGGTTGCGTCTTTTTCGGGGAATATTTTTAATACTGCCATTTTTTTATTATAAAGGTACTATTCTTCCTTGAATATCTGTGTTTGCGTATTTAATTTCAAAAATAGAAGGATCTAATGATGGGTAAATAACGTTAGATACAGTTGCTGCTGATATATCATAAGCGTATTTACTGTATCCTAAATTTTCCCCTACAAGATTTTTAATATCTATTGTTTTTACTGTTTGTACACCATCAATAAGATCTAATAATACATAAATATCTCTTAATATTATTGGTTGATTTATTGACCATTTATCTATAGTAAAATAATCTTGTAAAGCTATAATACATTTAGTTAATACTTCATTACTATTATAATTTGGTAACACAATAATATCAAAATTAACTCCAATATTGATTATAAAAGCATCTTTTATATTAACAGAATCATTAACCATTCTATATTGGGATAAATAAGTGGTTATATTTTGCTTTAAAGCAGGTGAACAAAGAGATAATTGGTTATTTACATCATATGACAAAACATATAGATCTAATATGGATTGAGACTCACCTGCTGATATTGATTGGGCTTTAGTAGGTTCAATATATGCTTTTGATACAGCTCCGTATTTAGCAGGCATTGAAAGTGTTCTTACTAAATAATCATTTTGAGTTACATTTCGAAGTTGAGAAGCAAAATTAGCGGATGAATTTTGTCTAATTTCTTCTATTGAATCTCCGTCTCCTCCTCCATCGGCGGCTAATGGATTTGTAACTGCTAATGAAGCAAAAATAGTATTTGCTGTTGTAGCATTTAAATTAGAATTTAAAAATTTAGTATCGGCTGTTAAAGTTGTTAAACTATTTGCAAATACATTATCAGCAACTCCCCCTCCTGTTAGATATCTAACAATTAGTGTCGTATTAGATGGTGCAATTCCATATGTACGAGTAAATAAGAAATTATCAGGTGCATAAGCTGTTGTTAATTTATTTTTTTCAAATGGTAAACCAATACCTACATTGTTTGGATTAGGAACAATTGATTCATCATTATCATTTACATTTCCTGCTCCAAATTGTAATTGTAGAGAACCAGAATCTAAAAATCTAGTAGCAAATCTACGTTGAATTTTGTCTAATTTTAGTAAATAAGGAGTATCACCTGAATATTGTGATAAATTAGGATCATTTATATTAGTATTTTTTATTGAATTAAATACCATTTCTTGGCCTAAATAATCTACTTCATACCACTGTTCATTTGTTTCAGAATCTATAACATCTAATACCCCAACAATATTTGAGGTATTAATTTCAACAGTAGAAAAGGGAATAGGAGCTCCAAAACTAAATTGGGTAGTATTTATTTTAGCAGATATTGCTTTTCTAGATTTCTTTAAAAGAAAATATGTTGGGTTACCTGATGAAATAGAAAAAATGGATATTTCTGTAGGATCACCTGAACTTGAGACTGAGAAATCTATAGGGTCTTCAATTAAAAAAGTAGTAGAAGTATTAAGAGGGGATTGTACTTGTGCATTTTGATTTATAAATAATGAATAAGTAAAATCAGGTACATAAGATGAGCCAGAAAGTATAGATGGAACTTGTTGATAAAAATCAATATTAGTAGTAGCAACTTGAGTAACATTTGGTTTATAACCAAACATATAAGCTAGTTCATACAAATTATTAGTTTGACGAGCATATTGTAAGTATGTTTCTTGTATTTGGTTATCTAAATAAAATGATAAAACATCTCCTACGTAAGCAGCCATTTCCATAAACATCATCCCAGGAGACGTTGGGGAGAAATCATTATATGTTGTTGGATAATAGGTTCTTGAGAAATCAACGAGGCTAGCTCTTATTTCACTAAAATCCCTATTTATGTATTGTATGTTTTTTCTTTTGGTAGCCATTATATGAATGATAATTGGATTGTGTCTGTTAGACCTGTGTCTTGTATACTATATTTTAATTCTATATTAATTTGATATTCATCCGGTATTGAATCAATATTTAAACTTGCAACTATTACATTTGGAAAATATACATTTAATTGATATTGGATATCTTGTTTTAGAGAATCTATATTATCTTCAGCTATTTGTTGAAATATAAATGCTCTTAAATTACCTCCAAATATTGGATTTAAATATCTTTCATTTTTATTTGTTAAAAAATAATTAATTAAATTGTATTTTATTGATTCCTGAGTTGTATAAGTTGTTTTAAAGACAGAAGGAGCATTAAAAGGCAGGGCAATACCCACCCCAGTTCCAGGACGAGTATCAATAGGAAATATCTTTTTTGCTCCGAATGCCATTATTTTTTCATTAAATTCATTATCATATCTAATCCTACTTCACCTTCAGGTAAAGAACCATTTACATTATCTACAGGTCCTGTAGGGTTAAATTGTCCAGCATATGCTGTGGTAGCAGGTTTATTGTTTTGCATATCTTCTAGCAAACCTCCAAACATAGCCCTTCTTTCTTCAGGATTTAATGTTTTTGGTTTTTCAATATGTGGTTGTGCATAATTATCTCTTAAAGATTCTGTAACAACCATTTTAGGAGAACGAACAGCTTCTAGAAGAATTTCTTTTAATTCCTCTTGAATAGCTTCTTTTACTGCTTCTTTGATGATTTTTTTAAATTCTGATGGTTTCATTTGATTATAAATATTAGATTAATAAGCTTTTAAATTATCTCTGTCAATAATAAATTTTAATTCATTTATTAAGGTTTGTTCATCTGTTGTAAATGATAATTCTGTTTGAATTAAAACTATACCTTGTTGGTTTTTACCTAAAGCACGTCTACGAGTAACAGTAGGTGTATAAGGTACTTCCTCTATTTCAATAATAAACCCAACATATGTGGTTTGGTTTTGGGTTTGTGAAGCTTGAAGTTGGGAATCTGCTATATCTTGAGTATCTTTAGATAAAGGAAGTAATGTGGTATTTGGGTCACATTCTTTTAAAAATATATCTATTGATTTTAATAAAATTGTTACTGCTAATATATAACTAGCTATGATGGAAGCTACTAAGGCAGCACCTCCTATAATTGAATTTAGTTTTACTAATCTAGAGTTACCTTTTGCATCAATAAGAACTGATTGTTTAGTAGAATCTAAAGTATTTAGAAGTACAGGTAAAGCAGCAGCAGAAGCAGGATTTGTTAGAGCTAATATTTTAGCTGCTATTTTAGCTATCTCTATTCCTTTAAGAGCTGCTTCTAAAATACTTAAAAAAGTAGCAATGCCTGTTAAGGATAGAGAAATAATATTTAATGTTTTTCCTACTTTATTTAATTGCTCAACTATTGAATCTCTTTGCTTTAAAATTTTATCTAATTCAGCGGGAGTAGGGCATGAATTTTTATCAGTAAATTCTTTAATACGAGTTTTAATAAGATTTTCAAGTGCTGGTTCGATAATTTGAGAAACTTGATTTCCTATTACTAATAATAATAAAGGTAACTTTGCAATACCCATTGCTTTTAAACTAGAAGGGGTAGCATTTTTTATCTTATCAGCATCTACAGAAGTAGCAGATAATTCATTAAGTTTAGCTTGATCATCTGTTGATTGTTGTAAACGCTCTGTTTCTACTACCTCAGGGGTTTTTTTAGGAATAGGAGGTAAAGTAGCCATTATATTGTTTTAACAGTATTAGATTTCAAAGCCTCAAGATTTCCTTGTATTTTTAATAATTGGGGTAAAAAGTTATTAGCTGCCGTATTTAACGGAACTAGTTGAGTATTAGGCGCTGTGGATACAGCAGTAGAACATATGGTTAAAAACGCACTCAAATTGTTAATTAGGTCATTTAATACCGCTATTGTGCTATCACCTTTTAAAACAGATTCAGTAGCATTTTTTGAACCTAAATATATTTTTTCTGAGGTTTGTAATGTTAATATAGGGGTATCAATATTAATACTTTCTTGAGCATTTAAATTAATAGATTTTTTAGAACTAAGTAATATATGGTCTAAAGTTGTATTAAATACCAATCTACCTGAGTTTAGGAGGATTTGTTTCCCAGCATATTCATTAGGAGTTTTAGGTGGGTTATTTTTATAACTTAAGTAAGAAGTACTTGATGCTTGTAATGGAATTTGTTGAGTACTTGTAGTATAAATAGAAGAATCATCATTATTTATATCTTCCACAGTTGGTACCCAACCTTCTTCTGTTTGAATACCTTGACCATTTCTAATAATAGTAATAGGATCTCCATTTGAACCAGTTGTAGACCAATTATTAATTGTATTTTTAACAGTAGAACCAACTCTAATACTATTACCCCATCTACCTTCATAAATTATATCACCTTCAAAAGGTAATAATGGATGAATATTAGAACGTTCTTTAAATGTTTTACCTAAAAATATTTCTGTTGATTGGTCTGTTATTCTTCTAACATTACCTAATGCTGTTTGAGCATAATCTTTTTGTTGTGTTGGAGGTAAATTATTAGGAGATGTTGGAAATGCATTATGGTGTGGGTGATTCCAAAGAGAAACTGTATTGATATAATAAGAAATTGTATTTGAGGATATTGAAGCAATATCTGTATTAGGAAGAGAAATTATATAAACAATTTCATTAACTAATGGTAAATTTTTAGAATTACCTTGTAAAGGTCTTGCAATTAATAAAGAAGGAGATGGTAATGGATTTATAACATCTTCAAATTCAATAACACCTAAACCATTCCATTCACCTAATTCTTTAAAGCGTGGATGAGATGCATCTAAAACAATACTTAATACCCTAACTGCTCTAACTTCATGTAAACCTCTTTTAACAGAATCAATTACACTACCTATATTAGCGCTAGTACGTTTATAAAAAGATGCAAGTCCATATTCACTCATTATTTATCTCCTTTTAATTCGGTTATAGCAGCTAATAATTGATCTTTTTCCTCATCTGATATGGTTAATTCACCACTTGAGGTTGCAGTAGACATAGCTCTTTGAGCTAACGCAGCCATTTTAATTAATAAATCATCATTTTTTACCCCAATATCCATATATTCTCTGATTAGGGGGACTACTAAAGTAGCATCCCCTATATCAGAAATTAAAGGTTTGAGTTCATTTATTAAAGCAGTAACTTGTTGGTCTTTTTTCTTTTGGTTATTATATATTTCCTCTAAAACATCAGAGAATTTTTTCTTACCAAAAATAATATTTTCAAATTGTGACATATTATATAATATATATTTAATATAAATATCAAAACTAGAAGTTTGTATATCCTTTTTCTAAATAGAAAGAATAATGTTTTTTAAATATAATGTGAAGTTTAGTAGTTATTTTAGTAATTCTAGGTGTTTTTACATCTACCATTTCTCTAATGTAGATATAAAGTGCTTTTTTATTAAAAAAATCTAAACTTTCTCTTTTACGAAATAATTCTAAAACAGCATCTGCTATTTGAGCATCTTGTTCTTTAGGAAAGAATTTGAAAATATATTGGGTACAATAATCTATATATGAATCCATAAATATTGATAAACTTTCTTCAGGAGCTGGTTCATCTATAATATATGAGTGTTTTTCATCTTCTTCTATTGTTTCTAAACCTATAACTTCTACTTTCTTTTTATAGTTCTTTTGATTATATAATATAAGATATCTTTTAGCAATTGTTCCAAAATAAGAATAGGCTTTATATCCTTTACTTTGGTCATATAGATGTATTTTTGATAATAAGAAAACCATTACTTCATGTTGTAAATCCTCAATATTATCTACTTCGGTATAATAAAATTTAAAGGTATGAATAATATTTTCGGTTAATTTAAAAAAGGCATAGTGGATTTTAGTATAATATATTTTACTTTTTAAAGTATAATCATCTGTGCTGTTATATAATACAATACAATCTTCGGTTTCTTGAGTAAAATATTGAATATTTTTCTTTTTCCTTTTATTATTTATTAACCCATCCATTATTTTATATCTTTAATTATAAAAACATTTAAAATAGTTTGGATTGATTTTATCTGCTCGAAAAAGAAACCAACTTCATCATCCGAGGAAAAACTTCCTTTTCTATCTACTTCATCTATTTTTTTACTTGATTCTTCAATCAAATCTGATATTTTATTTAGGTAAGTCATATAACCCGTTAGAATATCTTCTTGTTTTTCATTTTTTAAAAGAAGATTAACAGTTGTAAATCCAAGGATTAAAACCAGTACTGAAAGAAGAATAATTGTTAGTATCATATATTATTTAGTAAATTCATTAAACTTTCACTTTTTACACTACCTAATGCTTTTGTTTTAATATTAGGAGATGATTGGTTATATTTATTTGTCTCTAATTTAAAATTTTTCTTTGGATTACCCCCGTTTGATTTAAATTTAGGTAACCATTCTCTTTCAAATTCAATCCTAGCAGCCATTAAATCGGCCTGGTGTACAATAAATGGAAGTGAGGTACGTGGTTTTTGTTCGGGCATAAAATTTAATAAATATTTTTTATTACCTTCATCATATAAACCATCATGGGTCTGGATAGTAATCATTTCATTAAAACTATATTGAATACCATGAGATTGAAGTAAAAATAACCCACGATCGGGAACAGAAGCAAATGGAACTTTAGTATTAAACATATATTCTTCTCCTAATTTTTCCCTTCTCCAATTATCTGTCTGGGTAATATATGATTCATTTTCCTCATCCCCCATTTTTCCTAAATCATGATTTAAAGCAGAAAATACTAATTCCTCTTTAGTGTAAGTAGTAGAATCAACCCCCATTTCAACCCAGATATCATTTATTTTAAGGGCACACTCTATTACTCTTAATACATGATCTACATATCCTCCTGGGAATGAGTTATGATATTCTTTTTTATGGGCTGCAGGCATCATCATAATACGTTCAGAGTATTTTGAATAAAATTCTAGTAATTGGGAACGACGAGGTTCACTAATGTAGGATTTAATTGTTTCTTCTAAATCAATCCAATTTTGTTGGATTTGTTCTGCTGTTAAATTCATAATTTTAAATTAAAATGGGTTAATCTCACCAGGAGATAGTGGTTCTTGTTGTATAAAAGACTTAGCGTCACTAAGAACATCTCTAATATCTTGTATTACTTCTTCAAATTCTTCTCTTGAACCTTGTCTTTTTAAAACTAAATTCATTTTCTCTAGGTTGGACTCAATTCGCTCTAACCGTCTCATTATTATTTCTCTATTTCTCATTATTTAGAAGATACAAAGAAATAACTGGGGAGCCAAGTTTAAGCTAGAATAAGATTTACAAAGTCTAAAGTTGTCTTAAGAGATACACATTTTTCATATTCTTCATTCCCGGAAAAATAATTTAAAGATAATTCTAAATATCCTTTTAATTCAGGGTCAGCCATTTGAAATAGTGCTTCTTGGCATGTAAAATCCTTAGTATTAATTTTAGAAATATAATAATATGAATTGTTATATATAATAAAAGTTCCTGCTTTATTTAAATCATCTTCAGATAATTCTTCCTCCATTTTTTGGAAGGATTGAATAATATATTTATTAAAATTATTATAGTTTTGATTTAACTTTTTAAACATACCAACCCAATATAAGGGGTGATTCATATAGTCTTGAAAGGTTAGTTTATCCTCTATATAGGACTCATCTACCTTTTCTACTTTATTAGTTTCAAAATTAGAAAATATATTATTGATATCCATTTTACGTACTTAAAGCGCATTATTAGTGTATATAATGCATTACTATGCCACAATCATATCAGCATATGATTATTTTAATAACGCATTAAAATCATTAAAGTGTTTTATACGATCTAAAAGACCAATTACACCCCCATTAATCCTTTTTGTTAAAGAGGTTACAACTGAATTATTTGCTCCTTCATCACATATTGTCCAAAGTTTATTTGAATTGAAGAAAAAAGCAGCAGATGCTAAAGGATATTTTGTTGCAACCAAATCAGGATTAGTAACAGTATCTTCACCAATAAATTTAGCAAAGTTAATATAATTTTGTTTACCTGTTAATTGGATATAACCTCTACCTCTAAACTTATAACCTTCTTTTGATGCTTCATCCCCATTCCCCATACGACCTCCATATACTTTAGAAGCAATTTTTTCAGGATTTCTAGCATATCCTTCAGCAATAAGTCCTGGGAAGTATTTTGGGAAAGTATTTTTTAACCCAGCAACTGAATAATTTAGATTTTCCTGAGTTGCTTTAAATCCCCCAGATTCATGTGAACATTGTGCTAAAAAATGGGCTAATCTTAAGTTAGTTGTAATATTAAACTTAATAGCAGTTTCAGGAATTTGGATTATAACAAATTCTGGAATGTGGCCTTTTAATTTATCTATATTTAGGTTCATATTATTCTGTTTTTATTGGATTTTTAGGAACAAATTTCTCAATTACTGTACCAAATACCATAGTAATAGTCATATATTCAATAGCATTAATTGTCATATCTTTTTGGTCAGGAGCACAAGTAAATAAAAAAACAACTAAAGATATAAACCCAATTGTACCTAATATTCTCTTATGAGAAGTACCCTCACTATTGGAAAACATGGATTTGAAAAAGTCTTTCATAATATTTTAGTTATACATATTGAAAAAAAAAGACTCGGCAATGCGAGTCTTTAAAAATTAGAAATATGTTGTGAGGGGTGGATTCGAACCACCGATATAAAAATTATAAATATAACCTACCACCCTAGAATGAATATTCTACCTCACAATCTTTTAAGATAAAAATCTTATTTACTTAATACTATCTGTGGATAATTCTTTAGAAGTAATACAATTACAAGGGGTAGAATCTTGATAATCACAATGAGTAGAGTCTTGTTTTTGTGAATCTGTACTTGAGGTTGTAGTAGAACAGGAAGCTAAAATAGCTAGAGCGGAAAGTATTATTAATTTTTTCATATATTTTATATCAACATAATAAATAATATAATTAAATCCAAATTATAATTTTAATTTATTTTAAGCATAAGTATATGCTAATTGAAATAACTCTTTATTAATACGTGTATCTTCATTAACACCAACAACACCATTCATCATCCTACCATTATTATCAACAATACGATGTGGTTGTGTTAAATTTTCTTGTATGCGGTTAAATACTGTCCACACGTCATCACCTTTATCTTCATCACGAACTACATTAAGTAATTGCTCTATATTAATATCATGGTCAGTTCCAAAACGAAGTGTTGCTGCATCTGTAGCTAACGCCATTGCTTCTTTAGGTGTTAAGTTATTATTTTTTAATTTATTAAATTCATCCATTACACCTTGTGTACGAATACCTAAATCACAAAGGATTTCTTGTAATGAATAGTGTCCTTTTTCACTATGAGGTACTTTAGCATTACTGTAAGATGTATGAGCAATAGCACCATTTGAACAAACCTGACGATAAGCACCTAAATCTAATTCCATAGGTTTAGAACCATTACAACTATTTTGAATGTTCATAGTAGCAACAGCTTCGGTTTGACCTTTTTTATTAAG